AAAATAAATACTACGATCTGGAGCCAATCGCGGCTACCAGCATCACCAGCTTTAAAAAAATCTACCCGCTTGACCTTTCCAGCAGCTACCAGAAAGCACCCTCGGCCGCCAGCATGAGGAAGAGCACCGAGGAATTTATCAAGAAAAATGAGCTGGGACAAATCCCGGTAAATATCACGGCCAGCATGGTACAGCTGGAAAAAACACTCGAGTACAAAAACGCCAAGGGTATCAAAAAAATAGCCCGAGGAGATACCGTCCGGGTGGAGTACCTGCGGCTTGGCGTGGGTACCTCGGCCCGCATCACCAAGACGGAGTATGATGTGCTCAGTGAGCTGTATACGTCTATCGGAATCGGCACGGTCAAGCAAAGCTTGCCAAAAGCGGTGGTAAAAGACCGGGAAGAAACCAAAAAAGCAGACGTGCGTGCAGTCCAGGCCAGCAAAACGGCCACCGACTACATCACCGAAAAAGACGACGGCACCGTGGATTTTGGCACCGGAAACCACAAATTTACCATCAAAGAGGATGGGCTGGAGTTCAACGGCGTGCGCAACAACGTCTCCATCTGGCACAACTCCGACGCCAAAGCTTTTGAGCCGCAGACGCTGAATCTGGATTTGAGCAGCTTCTCCACCATCTCCATCGAATTCGGCAGCGTCACTAATGGCCAGCTGACCAGCGAGAGCGGCCTGCAAACCACCATCGCGGTGGTGGGCAGCACTACGGGAAAAACGACCCGGGGACTTTTTAACTGGAACTACAGCCAAAGCCGCCTTTTCACCACTTACCCGGACCGAATCGTCTTTCAGCAGGGCCAATACTCGGCTTCCAGCTATGCGGACATCCCAGCGGGCGGCGGAAAAGTGACCGTGGACGGCGTGACGCTCTACACGGACAACAACTGCTGCGTACCCGTCAACATCTACGGCTTTATGTGAGGGAATGTTATGATCATGATCAACTACGACCCGGACACCCGGGTGGTACTTTCCGGCGGCGAAGTAAACCCGCGCTATGCGCTCCAGCAGCTCCCGGACGGGGCGGCCTATGTGGATGCCCTGCCCGAGGGCGATCTGAGCGGATACCAGTACATCAACGGCGCTTTTGTGCCCATCAAACAGGAGGACGATTATGCAGCAGATCAGAATTGATTTTGATAACCCCGGGCTCCCTCAGGGCCTTGGCGTGGTTGAGGGCGAAAGCCAGAGCCGTATCTTCCAAATCGCACTCTACAAGAGCGGTGCAGCCTATACGGCCCCGGCTGGCGCGGTGTACAGCATCATGTACCGTGGCTTCGGCCCCCAGAATCAGGGCTGGTATGACACCATCGAGGACGGCGCGGGCAAGCGTGCCGCCTGCACTGTCTCCGGCAACATCGTCACCTGTGAGCTAGCCCGTCAGGCCCTCCGCGTCCCAGGCCATCTGACCGTGGTGCTGTGCGTCTCTGACGCAAAAGGCTATATGCTCAAGAGCTGGCCCATCATGGCGGACGTCAGAAATGACGGGTATGAGGATACCGGAGAAAGTGAAATGTACTTCAATCTCTCAGGCATCGCTGGCAACTACCTCACCCAGCTGGAAAAAGCCATGACCGAAGCGGAAGCTACTAAAAACAATCTTATTTCTATATCTACACAAGCCCAAAAAGACATCGACGCCAAAGCCGCAGAGACACTCAAGACCATCCCGGAGAGCTATACGGAGCTTGATGGGAGCGTGAAGAAGCTAAAGGAAAATGTGGCTGATATAAATAGTAGATTTTCAAGACACAATCTTTTTGATAAAGATACTGCAAGCATTGTAGATATAATGTGCAATGATTCTCTTGTATTTATTTCCCCTGGTGTGCAGTCTATAATTTGGAAATGCGAGCCAAATACTACATACACAATCTC